TATTGCTCAAGCTGCACAACAGGTCGCACAGGCAAACCAAGCTGCAGCACAAATGCAAATGGCAGCTACACCTGAAGCACAGATGGTTCAGATTGAACAGCAGCGTCTGGGTGTTGAACAACAGAAAGTTCAAACACAAATGGCAAAAGAAGCTGCTACTGCTGCTAATAAGAACCGTGAACTTGATCTTAAAGAAATGGAAATTCAGTTGGATATGTTCAAAGAGGGTGCTAATCTTTCTAATTCTAAAGAAGAAAAAGAACTAGATCGTAATGCAAAGAAAGCAATTGCAGCACTAGATGCTCTTATTGATCTTGCCAAAACAGAAGCAAGCATTGATAAGGACAAGGCATTAAAAGCAGCAGACATGCTTACTAACTTTATTGGACAGACACGTAAGGGATAATAGGTTTTGAATTTTTGGGATGAGTTAAATTTAAAGTACGAAGAAAAAATACTAGATTTAAAAAATTCGCTTGCATATGGAAACGCTTCAAGTTACGATGAGTATCGTCACACAGTGGGTGTGATTGAAGGTGTAGAATGGGCAAAGGAATGCCTAAAGCACATTGTAAAACAACGTATCTATGAAGAGGAGGATATTAACTAGATGCAAGCAGTACGTATGGACAAAGCAGTTGATGCTGCAGACTGGATAACAAATGAAGATGATATTAAGGTAGACTTAAATAGTCTTCCGAATCTTCCCGGTTATCATTTGCTGGTTCTACCAGTTGCAGTAAAGCAGAAGACAAAAGGTGGTATTATTCTTCCTGATAAAGTAAAGGATGATGTTGCTTATCTTACTACAGTCGCTAAAGTTTTAAAGAAAGGTGACTTGGCTTATAAAGACGAAGACAAGTTTCCTAATGGAGCATGGTGTGACGTAGGTGATTATGTTTGTTATGCAAAATACTCAGGACAGAAGTTTATGTACAAAGGTATGAAGCTACTTCTTATCTTTGATGATCAAGTAATTATGAAAGTAGAAAAGCCAAATCTACTTGATCCTACATATCATCTTTCAAATTAAATTTGTATATTATAATAATTTATTGTACTATACTAATACAGCGGGTAAATTAAAACCAATTCGTTAGATTCGCTGCTAACGGGTAAGAGAAAAGGAAATATATTAATGAGTGAAGAATGGTCAACGGTTGAAGTAAATTCAAATGAGGACGAAAGTCCTAAAGTTGAGTTTGAAGTTGAAGAACAACCAGAAGTACAAGAAGAACAACCAAAAGAATTAGCACCAGTAGTTGAACAGGCAGAAGAAGAAAATGAAGAAAGACCTGAAGAACTAGAAGGTATTAAAACCAAGGGTGCAGAAAAAAGAATTAAACAGTTAATTCGTCAACGTAAAGAACGTGATGAAGAATTGCAACAGTTACGTAATGAAATTCAAGGACTACGTAATCAAGTACAAGAACGAGATACACAGCTTTCTTCAAGTTTAAAAAATTCTATTGATAGCACTGAAAGTCAATTAGAATCAAACATTGAGTCAGCTAAACAGTTATACAAGCAAGCTGTTGAATCAGGTGACACAGATGGAATGCTTGCAGCGCAAGAAAGTATGAGTAAAGCGTATGCAGAGCAAAATCGTGTAGATCAACAAAAAGCAGCTTGGGAAGAATATAATCGTACTTTAGAAGCAAATGGGCAACAGGCAGCACAGATTGCACAACAACAACAGCAAGCTCAAGAGTACGATCCAAAGGCAGTAGAATGGGCAACTAAAAATTCGTGGTTTGGTCAAGATCAAATTATGACTGCTGCTGCTCTTACTATTGATCAAGAACTGAAGGGTGAAGGTTTTGATCCTTCGGATAATGATTTTTATGAGGAGGTTGATAGTCGATTACGTCAGCGTTATCCTCACAAGTTTCAGGATGCTAACTCTGAACCTGAAACACCTCGTCTGCAGGACACGGCTACAAGTTCTGCTCAAGTGGTAGCGGGTGCGTCACGCACACCAAAAACTTCTCAGAGTAACAATAAGATCAAACTTACTCAAGAAGATGTAAGGTTGGCTAATAAATGGGGTATACCACTTGAAAAATATGCTGCTGAAAAGCTGAAGGTTGAACAAGCCGATGGCGAATACACCAGTGTTTATAGTTAAGCGTGGATAAGGAAGGAAAAATACAATGGCACGAAATACAACATCACGTGAATCAAGCATGAGGGAAAATAAAACTCCGAGAGTTTTTGAAGAACCAAATTGGTTAGATATTCCTGATACTGTTCGCAATCGGTTTAAGGGTGAAGGGATGTCTCTTCGCTGGTTACGCATTACAATGAAAGGTCAAGATGACATTCAAAACATTGGTAAGCGTTTGGCTGAAGGTTGGGAACTAGTAAATCAAGAAGAAGTACCAGAAATGCTTATGTCTTCTGTCGTGAGGGAAGAAGGACGATATGCAGGAGCGGTCTGTCGTGGAGACTTGGCTTTAGGCAAAATGCCTACTGACCTAGCTGAATCTCGTCAAGAGTTTTACCAAAACAAGAGTAGAGAAGCAGTGCAAGCAGTGAACATGCAACTAATGAATAGTTCAGATTCACGTATGCCTATTTCTAACTCTAGTCGATCTAATGTCACTACAGGACGTAAACCCTCTTTTCAGGATTAGTTCTGTTTGTCAATGTATTTAACAAGGAAAGGAACATAGTGTTATGACTACTTCTAAAGCACTAAATGGACTTACTCCTTCCCGCATTCGTGGCGGTGCGCCTAACAGCAAAGCTACTAATGAATATCCAATTGCAAGCGGTCTTGCTCAGAATATTTTTACTGGTGATATTGTTGTCAACAATGCAGGGAATATTGAAGTTCTATTGTCTACGACTCAAAAAGCCGTAGGCGTTTTCATGGGTTGTCAGTATGTTGCTGATGGAGAACAAAAGTTTTCTAAATATTGGCCTTCTGGTACTTCTGCCACGGATGCGAAAGCATTTGTTGTAGATAATCCTGCTGCAACCTTTATTGTTCAGGCAGATGCTACTGTTTCTGCTGGCGATATTAATTCACAAAACTTTAATGTCACGCTTGGTTCAGGTTCGACGTTTACTGGCAAGTCCGGTTTTGGTCTTGAAGCTGGGACGCGCACGACTGGAAATGCGATGCTTCGTGCTATTGCAGTTCTTGATGAACCGGGTAATGATATTACAGTTGCTGCAGAACGCGCTTTCCCCAAACTGGAAGTTCGTATTGTTAAGCATGTAGATGCTTACATCTCTGCTGATGCTTCAGTAAACTAAGCGAGGGAAAGGAGTAATTAATAATGGCTATTAATCGCGCTAGTATTGCTAAAGAACTTCTTCCCGGCTTGAATGCCGTTTTCGGTCTTGAGTATGGTGATGTTGATAATGAACATGCACCATTGTTTGAGGTAGAAAATTCTGATCGTGCATTCGAGGAAGAAGTTCTATTCACTGGATTTGGTACTGCGCCTGTTAAGGGTGAAGGTGCTGCGGTTCAGTATGATGACGCACAGGAAAGTTTTACTGCTCGTTACACGCATGAAACGATCAGTCTTGCCTTTGCTGTGACGGAAGAGGCTATGGAAGATAACCTCTATGACACGTTTGCTAAACTTCGTGCACGTGGTCTTGCCCGTGCGATGGCGAACACCAAACAGGTAAAAGCTGCTGACGTTTTCAATAACGGCTTTAATGCATCTTTTGTTGGTGGTGATGGTCAACCGTTGTTTAGTGACAGTCATCCGGTTGTTGATGGTGGCACGCAAGACAATGATCTTGATGCTACGGACCTTTCGGAAGCTTCTCTTGAAGCTGCTCTTATCACTATCTCTAAAGCAAAAGATGATCGTGGTATTCTGATTGGTATTCGTGCCGAATCTCTTCACATTCCGCCTGATCTTGCTTTTACGGCAGATCAAATCCTTAATAGCACGTTGTCTACGACTGTTACTACGCAGGGTAGCGATGGTGTTACTAATGTCAATGACATCAATGCTATTCGTAATCAGGGTCTAGTTCCCGGTGGTTTTTTTGTAAACCATCGTTTCACTGATACGAATGCTTGGTTCTTGAAGACTGATGCGCCGAATGGAGCGAAGATGTTCGTTCGTGCGCCTTTGCAAACTAAGATGGAACCTGATTTCGATACGGGTAATCTTCGTTTCAAGGCACGTGAGCGTTATAGCTTCGGCTTTTCTGATTGGCGTGGATACTATGGTGCTTCTGGTTCTTCCTAATAGTTCCATAGAGTCTAACTAAAAGAAGTTTAGGGTAGGGGTAGAAATAACTAATAGTTTTCCCCTACCCTTCTTCTTTTGTATTTAAGTTTTATGAAGTATAATAAAACTAGTTTAATTTTAGACAAGGATAAAATAAATGCCAACCAACATTCGACAGGGTTTTATAACAGGCAGTGGTGCAGTTGTGGATGTTGCTTCAAGTGTTACAGTTGCTAATACACGTGTTCGTTCGCTAAATGCTTCAGGTGTAGGTACGTTTCTTATTACAGGTACATCTACAGATGAATATGGAACAATTAAAGGAAACAACATTAAATTTGTAAATACAACAAACAATGATGTAAATGAAGTGTATGTTCCTGAATTTGGCATTCGTATGAATGGTGTAGTGAAAGTTTCTGCTCCTACTTCTGCTTCTACAGTGACATTATTCTATGGCTAGTTACACGTATCTCGTTAATGATCTGATCAATGCATGTGAAAATGATGGTACAGAGTTTTTAGACTATGTGCCAAACATGATCAATCGTGCAGAAGAAAGACTTACCAAAGACCTAGATGACTATGGTTTGGTAACGTATACTTCTGTAGCTGTAAGTTCAGGTAATAATATTGTTACACTACCAACAGGAACACGTATTGTAAAGAATATTAATATTGTAAGTGACTCTACAAAAATTAATCTTCTTCAAAGAACTGATGAATATATTAATGACTACTGGCCTGTATCTGCTTCTACAGCAGAACCACGTTACTATGCACCACGTAACAACAGTACAGTTTTAATTGCACCTACACCTGCTTCTACACATAATGGGCAGGTTGTGCATATTAGTAGACCTACTACTCTTACATCAGCTACACCAACAAATTATTTTTCTGACTTTTGTTATGACTTATTGTTCAATGCCTCAATGGTAGAAGCAATGTTATTTCAAAAAGACTTTCCCGGTGCACAACTTTATGAACAAAGATATGCACAAGTTCTTGAACTGCAACGTAATCAGGCACGCAGGACGAGACGAGATGATATGCAAACTCCTGCAAGTCCTGCAGGTGCAGATAATAACTTAGTGCCAAATACTAATTAGGAGAATATTATGGCAAGAGAATCTACCCATGCTTTAGGAAAACGTGCTAAACCTTATAGTCAAATATCTGATAATAAAAAAGTAAAAGTTAAAGGTCAAGCAAATGTACCTACTGAACGTCAAAAAACTGCTATGGCTAGTTTAGTTGCATCAGCTGTAGGAGGTGCTTTTGGTAAACCTGTTTTAATGTTAGCAAAAAGTTTAAGCAGGCCTATGCTAGAAAAAGCATTACAACCTTTAACAAAATCAAAAACAGAACCATCAAAACAAGTTATTAAAAAACAACTTGAAAAAGTTAAACAAGCAGACTCTAAACCTACACCACAAAAGGGTGAAGCTGCAAGACTTAGAAATTTAAATCGTGCACAAACATTAAAGAAAAAACCGCGAGGAGAACCTGCATATAAGACATTAAAAAGAGAAGAATCAAGAGAGGTAGCTGCACGTACTTCTCGACTAGCAAAGAAAAAACAAGCAGAGAATCTTAAAAACTTAAAAGAAAAACAAAATAAACCAACACCACCTAAACCAACACCAACTAAACGAACACCACCATCTGCTAATGTACCTAAAAAGGTAGCAACAGCTGCACCTGTTTTTTCAGATAAGAAAGATAAAAAGAAAAGAAAGGTAGTTGGTTCAGGACAAACACCTGCTACAGGATATAAAAAATCTAAACCTAAAGCTAAAGATTCAGGAAGAGATTCAGATTTATTTGATACACCAGCAGGAGTAACTTCTGGAAAAACTCCTAAAAAAACTGATGATGGTTATCGTTACTATGGTAAGAAAGGTACTGGTCTAGGAGATTTTTCTAGAAAGTACGGAATAAAATATGCTACAGACGAACAGTTTGAAAAAGACTTTGACATGACTGGTGGTGCAAAAAAAGGTGGTTCAATTAAAAAACTTGCAAAGAAAAAACGTAAAGGATTTTCTGGGCGTGGTGCAGGTAAAGCACTCAGAGGCTTTTAATTAAAGCAAGAAAGGAAAATTACAATGTATGGTAAAAAGAAAATGATGGGTGGTGGTAAAGTCAAGAAGTACAAAGGTGGCGGCTCTATCACTCAGCAGCAGGAAATGGCTATGGGTAAAACATCCAAGTCATCAAAGAGTAAAGGTAAAAAAGGCAAAGGCGGTTGTCAAAATAGACTATATATGTAATGCCTCTAAAAAAAGGTTCAAGCCAAAAGACGGTTAGTGCAAACATTCGTAAGCTGAAAAAGGAAAAGTATCCTCAAAAGCAAGCGGTAGCTATTGCACTAAGTAAGGCAAGAAAGAGTAGGAGAAAAAGAAAACGTGGCTAAACTATGTCCAAAGGGTAAAGCTGCAGCAAAACGTAAGTTTGATGTATATCCTTCAGCTTATGCAAATATGTATGCGTCTGCTGTTTGTAGTGGTAAAGTAAAGCCGGGAGGTAAAAAGAAAACTGCTAAAAAATCTACCACTAAAAAAAGAAAAGTTGTGCGTGCGAAAACAGGTGGTGGTTTACGTAAATGGGTAGATGAGAAGTGGGTAGATATAGGTGCACCAAAGAAAGATGGTAAGTACCAACCTTGTGGCAGAAAGTCTGCTAAAGGAAGTAAACGTAAATATCCTAAGTGTGTACCTCTTGCAAAAGCAAAGCGTATGACCGCAGGTCAAAAATCATCTGCAGTAAAACGTAAAAGAGCAAAGGCACAAGGAGTTGGTGGTAAACCTACAATGGTTCGTACTTTTAAAACTGGCACTAAAACACGCAGGAAAAAATAATGGCTGTAAAAAAGAAACGTAAGTCTACTGGTAAAGGAATGAAGGGTCATACTATTGGTGGTGGGCAGAAGCGTCCTACTAAAAAAGGTGCTGGTATGACAGCTAAAGGTGTGGCAAAATATCGTAGAGAAAATCCCGGTAGTAAGCTACAGACTGCTGTAACTGAATCTAAACCCACAGGTAAACGAGCAGCACGAAGAAAGAGTTATTGTGCACGTAGCGCAGGACAAATGAAGAAGTTTCCTAAAGCTGCTAAAAATCCTAACTCAAGACTACGACAAGCACGTAAGAGATGGAAGTGTTAGATGGCTAAAGGCATGACACATTTTACTAAAGATGGTACACCCTATTATGGTGAAGTTCATAAAATGCCAGATGGGTCAATACATAGTGGAAAGACTCATACTAAAACATCAAAGAAAGTAGTGCACTTTAAAGATTTATCTAATTCTGCTAAAAATAAAGCAGGTGACAAAATGTCAAAAGCTATGTATAAGATAAAAGGTAAAAAATAATGGCTATAGGTAGATCAAGCATACCACAACAAATTACTAAAGTACCTAGTAAGAAAAGAAAAACTAAACGTAAGGTGAACAGGAGAGTTAAAAATGGCAATAAAAGAGTATACGTATAACTGGATTAAAAATCCTCGTACAGAAGAAGACCTTGTTAAGATGACAGGTCGTCCTACTGGACAAGGTTACGGTGCTGCTCGTAAAGGTCCACAAATTAAAGCTAAAGAACAGGATGTTGTTGTGGATTATGAACCGGGTAAAATTGTAGAGTATAACGACTAAGGATAACTCTAATGAGTACCAGTGGCACATATAACTTTTCAATGGATATTGATGAAGTTATTCAAGAAGCAATGGAAATGATTGGTGGTGAACAGACACTAGGGCATGAACCTAAGTCTGCTCGTCGTTCAATTAATCTTCTTTTACAAGATTGGCAAAATCGAGGCATTCTTCTATGGACTGCTGGTACAACAGTAGTTTCAGTTTCTACTAGTGTCACAGCTTATGCTCTTACTTCCAGCACAATAGATATTACAGAGGCAGTATTAAATAGAGATAATACTGATTTACAACTTGAAAGAATTAGTATGGAAGAGTATCTCAAGATACCTCGTAAAGGTCAAAAGGGAAGACCTACACAGTATGCTATTCGCCGTGACCGCGCTAATCCTACTCTTCACCTCTGGCCTGTACCAGAGAATACAACAGATACTCTTAAACTAGAACAGATAAAATATACTGAAGATGTTAATAAATCTGCTGTACAAATTGCTGATGTTTCGAGACGTTTTCTGCCCTGCCTTACAGCAGGTCTATCATATTTTATGTCAATGAAACGACCCGGTGTAGATGGTTCACGTATTCAATTTCTTAAATTAGAATATGAAGAACGTCTTGCAAGAGCAATGAATGAAGACAGAGAAAGAGCAAGTGCCTATTTTCTACCACGTTTAAATAAAGTATAATTATGGCAAGTAATAAAAGAGCAAAGGCAGAATGTGATATTTGTGGTTTTGTTTACCCTCATAGGGTAATGAAAATGAATAGTTATGGTATGCTCGTATGCCCTACAGATTATGAGGGAGCATACGATTTAAAGAACCATCCACAGAATAGGACTGCTAATGTACGTGATGACGAAAGTATTCGTAATCCTCGTCCACCATTAAATAATGATAGAAATGTTGCTTGGGAAGATGCAACCAATAATTGGGAAAATTATGACACTGATTGGAATATGGTATAATGGCAACACTTACAGGTAAACAGATAGCTAATAGTTATAAGCAACTATTACAAATAGGTTCTGATAATACAGGAATAACTACCACTCTTCAAACAGTACAAGATGGTAATGGTAATAGTTCTCCTTTACAGCTTACTAATAGTATACTTAATATTAATGGTACACTTCAATTAAATGGTGTTGCACTCACTGCTAATGCATCTACATTAAATAATGTAGCTGATCTTACTGGTGCGACAGGTCTTGTTGCAGTAAGTGGTGGTAATGTATATGGCAGGACACTTACTGCAGGTACAGGAATAACAATAGGTAATGCAAACGGCACTGAAGGTAATCCTACTATTACTCTAAGTTTAGCTGACACAACAATTAATGTTGCTAGAGTATCTGCGTCTTCTGGTGTTTTTAATGGAACTGTAAGTGCAGGGTTTTTTGTAGGTGATGGTTCAGGACTTACAAATGTTCCTTCTCTTGAAGGTGGTACAGTAAAAAGAGTTGAAGCAGGTACAGGTATACGTATTACAGTAAATGGTGGAGTATCAAGTTCAATACCTGTAAGTGGTACAATTCTTGTTTCTGCTGATCAAAACTTTGGTACAGTTTCAGTTAGTACTGCTCTTGCAGTAACAGGTGATCTTCTTATCTCTGGTGTTACCGCTGCAACAGTAAATGAAGTTGCTGCAGTATCAGCATTAACAAAAACAAATCTTGATGCTATAACGAGTATTAATACTGTTGTTGCAAATGTATCTGCTCTTACATCTGTTAATACAGCAGCTATCACTAGTATTAATGGTGTTATTGGAGATGGTAGTAATTTTGCTACTAGTGCAGAACTTGCTACAGTATCTGCTGCTCTAGCTACGAGCATTGGAAACAGCAATACAAACATTGCTGCAGTATCAGCTTTAACAAGTGTAAATACAGCGGCAGTAACAAGCATCAATACAGTAGTAGCAGCAGTATCTGCTTTAACAAAAACAAATCTTGATTCTATAACAAGTATTAATACTGTAGTAGCAGGTGTGTCAGCATTAACTAGTGTTAACACTGCTGCGGTTACTAGTATTAATACAGTGGTAGCGGCAGTATCAGCACTAACAAAAACAAACCTCGATTCTATAACTAGTATTAATACTGTAGTAAATGCTGTATCTGTATTAACTTCTGTTAATAGTGCAGCTATTACCTCTATTAATACTATACTAGGAGATGGCAGTAATTTTGCCACAAGTGCAGAATTAGCTACAGTGTCTTCTGCTTTAGCGACAAGCATTGCAAATCATTTACCTCTTGCTGGTGGTACACTAACTGGTACAGTAAGCGGCACAGACTTTTATGTAAGTGCAGTTGCTATTGGAGTGGATGCACTTCTAGGAAAAGAACTTCGTATTGGTACTGCTGCTGTAGCAGACATTGTAAGTCTCACAGATGCAGCAAGTATCGCAGTTGACTTTAATACAGGACAGAACTTTGCAATTACACTAGCAGGTAACAGAACATTAGAAAATCCAACTAATTGTGTTGCAGGTCAGGTAGGAAGTATCTTTATTGTACAAGATGGCACAGGATCAAGAACACTTGCTTATGGCTCAAGTTGGGATTTTCCTGATGGTACTGCTCCTGTTATTTCTACTTCTATCAATTCAGTAGATAGGTTAGACTATATTGTACATACATCTACAGATGTTCATGCGGTGATAACAAAGGCGTATTCATAGATGGTATTTAATAATAATCTTCTTTTAGGTGCAGGTGGTCAAAGTACTGGACCAGCACCTTTTGACACAACGCTAATTGGTAATTCAGTTTGGTTAGATGGAACTGCTGACTATTTTAGTAGGAGTTATTCAGGTTCTGGTAACTCAACAACTGAGGCTATTTTTGCATTTTGGTATCAGCGTTACAGCTTTGGAGTTGCTCAAAGTACATGGTTTGAAGCGTC